GAAAGGACAGCATGACGATTTAATTATGGCACTCTCGATGGCTCTATATGTTGCTCAAAATTCATTTACACAATTAAAAAATAATATTTCTCAAGCAAAAGCTATGATAGATAGTTGGACAATGGATGAAAGAAAACTCCCCAAAACCGACGGCAAACCAGTTTTTACCCCAGGACAAGCGTCTTCCCAAGCCTTACCACCTTTTTCAAATGACCCCAAAGACTATTTATGGTTATATACAGGATTAAAATAGATTATGGCAAAAAAAAGATGTATACCCGGATTTGGAAGAAGTAGTAGGTGTAAAAGTGGTAGATTACTTAGACAAGCTCTTTATCAGGATGTCTACGCGTGGAGTCCTTTTCCACCAGAATTTAATAAACCTATTCTTAGGTCTAAGAAAATAACTCCCAAAGTAGAATGCTGTGAAACATGTGAGGGGAAAATCGTCGACAATTGTGTAACTTATGTGTATGGTGGTACGTGTGAGATTCCTGTTGAGGCTGCCTATGTTAAGTGTGACTATGTTGAATAATTTATTTACAAGATTAAAAAAAATATTAAATTTATAAAAAAAACATGGCAGAATCAAAAATGACAATATTCCAAAGACTGAACGCTTTATTTGGAGGTGAGGGGCCGAGAGCAACTAAAAAAAGTTATACGTTTGATAAGAAACAAATTTTACGAACCACTTCCCAAGCAGATTTTGATAGGGCACGTTTAGAATTACAGCAAGGAACATATTTGGCCGACCAATGGCAAAAAATTGAAAGTCAATTATATTCTCAAGCGGTTTATTATGAACCCACTCGCTTAGCTTCATATTATGATTATGAGTCAATGGAATTTACACCAGAACTGTCTGCTGCATTAGATATTGTGGCGGAAGAATGTTGTACCATATCTGAAAGAGGATATATGTTGAACATATATTCCGAATCTAAAAGAATAAAAAGTATTTTAGGTGATTTATTTAATAATGTTTTAGATATAGAAACTAATTTACCTATGTGGACTCGTAATACTGCCAAGTATGGGGACGATTTTGTTTATTTGAAAATTGACCCTAAAAAAGGTATAGTTGGAGCAAGCCAATTACCTAATATAGAAATTGAAAGAGTAGAGAAGGGAATGAAGTTATACCAACAAACTCAGGCTGATGAGGAACGTGAAGTTAAATTTATATGGAAAAATAAAAGTATGGAATTTAACACTTGGGAAATTGCTCATTTTCGTTTATTAGCGGATGATAGGAGACTTCCTTATGGAACATCTATGTTGGAAAAAGCAAGAAGGATTTGGAAACAATTACTTTTAGCAGAAGACGCTATGTTAATTTATAGAACATCTAGAGCTCCTGAACGTAGAGTATTTAAGGTATATGTGGGAAATATGGATGATAAAGATGTAGAAGCATATGTACAACGTGTAGCCAATAAATTTAAAAGAGACCCAATTGTGGATAAAGACACAGGAAATGTAGATTTACGATATAATCAAATGGCCGTAGACCAAGATTTCTTTATTCCTGTTAGAGATTTAAACGCACCTAACCCCATAGATACCCTACCGGGAGCCACAAATTTATCTGAAATTGCGGATATAGAATATATTCAAAAGAAACTCTTAGCCGCCTTACGAATTCCTAAAGCTTTTTTAGGGTTTGAAGATGTTGTGGGTGAAGGGAAAAATTTGGCCATACAAGACATTAGATTTGCGAGAAGTATTAATAGGATACAAAAATCCATGATTCAAGAACTCAATAAAATAGCGATTATTCATCTTTATATGTTAGGGTTCGAAGATGAATTATCTAATTTTACTTTAGGATTAACTAACCCCTCTACACAATCGGAATTACTTAAAATTGAATCGTGGAAAGAAAAAATTGCTCTTTATAGAGAAGCAGTCACCGACCCTGGTTCTGGTATTCAACCAACTTCTGCAACATGGGCTAAAAAGAATGTTCTCGGATTTTCAGATGAAGAAATTAAATTAGATTTACAACAACAACGTATTGAAAAGGCGGTTGGGGAAGAACTTAATCAAACTGCCACCATTATTAAGAAAACGGGATTATTTAGCAATATAGATAAATTATATGGGGAATCCGCACCCGATGCTGGAGGAGCCACCGAAGCCGCAGCAGGAGGAGAAATAGAAACACCAGCAGACACAGGCTTAGAAACTGGAGTGGAGGAAACTCCACCCGCAGCAGGAGAAACTCCACCCGCAGGCGGAGACGTAGGTGGATTAGAACTAGCCTCAGTCGCAGAATCTGGATTACCTCTTATTTTAGAAAAAATGGATAATAATAATTTTAATCTTAATAAAGGAAAATCCAATCTTAAAGATGTAGCTGATAAAGTAGAAAGTTTATTAGAAGACTAGATATTTATTACGAAAGGAATAATTATGTTCGGTCACTCAAAAAACAAATTCGATAATATACTGGTCAATACATTTAATGATAAAAAAGTTTTTAAGAAAGCTTTTCATACATTATTAAGTGGATTAAGAGAAAATAAAGAAAGTAGAGAATTTTTCGTTTTGTATTCCCAAGTGGAAAACAAATATTGTGTTAATAAAACTAATGCACAAGAGTATTTAACTGAGGTAGTAAAAACTCTAAAAGAAAAAAGAAAAAATCTTACCCTTACATCTTTTATTAAAAAAATTGGTAAATTTAAGAAACATATAGGGAAAACTACAAATCCTATTTATGAAGAACTAGATTTATTAATCTTTAATGAAAGTGTTAATAAAATAGAGGAAACTATTAAAGCACGTAAAAATCTTATCTCCTACCTTACCCAAGAAAAAAGTAAATCCATAACAGAAGCACAGATTCCTAATTCTTTATTAATTAATATAGCTACTAAAAAATTTAATGAAAAATTTTCTTCTTTAACCACACCCCAACAGAAAGAATTTAAAGAAATTTTTAGTAAAAATAAAAATAAAATTAAGGAAGAATATAAAGAAGTGGTAATGGAAACTATCACTAAATTAGATACCTTAATTGCTACAAGTGAGGATAAAAAGCTAATTGGGAAATTAAAAGAAACAAAAGATAAAATACAAGAGGGTATGGGAAATAAGTCTTCTTTATATAAAATAAAAGAATTAAACAAAACATTGCTTTGATGAATTTTTTCAAAAACATGCTAACTAAAGACGGTAAAGTTTCTAGTAAACGTGTTGTTACTTTTGTTTGTTTAATCTTTATGTTAATGGGCTATACTGCTAATTTATTTTGGGATTTTACTATGGACTCTAATTTATTTGAATCACTACAATGGATTGTAATGGCTGGTTTAGGGTTTACCGCTTCAGAACAATTTTCTACCAATGGAAATGGTAAAACCAATCCAAAAATTACCAAAGAATACGATTACGGAGAAGAGGAGTAGTATTTTTCAAATTTTGACAATTACCTAAAATACCCTTATACTTACATATAATATATTATATGAAAACAGGAAAACAATTTAAATTAAACTTAAACAAAGATTTTAGAACATATTATGGTAGTGTTGATTATAAAAAACCTAAATCCATTTACCTAAATATTTCATCATGGTTTTCACCCACCATTACTTCCTCGAATTGGGATAGGGTTGTGGGTAAACTTAAACGAAACATTAAATACAATATTTTAGAGTCGGTGAGTACCGACCTTTTCATCCCCACCAAACAAATAGTAGATTTAGATATTAGAACTAGCGGAATAAAAAAAGACAAGAGAAGTTATATGAATTGTGAAATAACTCTTTTTTTAAAACGCGAAGAAAATATAAAATCTAAATTTATTGAATCTAATGTAGGTTCCGTTTTAAATTCCATTATTGATAATACTTTAAATCAATCTGAAGATTTTCAATTCTACCCCACCAAAAAGTAATACATAAAATTTTTATCCATATTTTACTATTTATATTAAAAGTAAAATATGAAAATATTGAAACCTAGCGAAGTAGGAAAAGGAATTTTAATTGAATATGACGCAGGACAAATTTCCCCTTCTGATAACAAGAAAGTTATACAAGAAATAAATGATAGGTCCATCCAAGAAGGCCCTATAGTTTTTCATGCTATTCTTCAAAAAGCGGGCGTAGAAAATCGTAATGGCAGAGTTTATCCCGAAGACATCTTAAAAAGAGAAGTACAAAATTATCAAAAACTTATAGATATGGGTAGTGCTCTCTCAGAACTTAACCACCCAGAATCATCATTAGTAGATTTGGAAAGAAGTTCACATAGAATATTAGAAACATACTGGGAGGGAAATGTATTATTAGGAAAATTAGAAATATTAACTTCTCCCGCTTATCATAAAACAGGAGAAATATCTTGCGTTGGAGATATCGCCGCTAATCTTTTACGCTATGGTGTAACATTAGGAATTTCTTCTCGTGGAGTAGGTTCCCTACAACGGGAAGGCAGTCAAAATATAGTCCAAGACGATTTTGAATTAATTTGTTTTGATTTAGTTTCATCTCCTTCTACACCAGGTGCATATTTATTTAAAAATGCTGAAGAAAGAGAACTTTACGATGAATCTTTAACATATGAAGAAGACAGTGAAGTGGTTACTTCTAATGCATTAAATGGTTCACTTAGATTAATGGATAAACTTGATAATTTTTTATCGAGTCATTAAATTCATTTTTTATTGGACATTTACTCTAAAAAGAGATTTTTGGGGGTTTCATAATATTTATAAACAAATAAACACATTAAACTGATAACAAAATTTTAAAATGAATAAAAAATCAGTACTAGAACAGGCTCTTTTAGAAGCACAACAGTTAGAAGAGGCTGTTAAATCTAATGCAAAGGAAATACTTGCTTCCACTATGAAGCAAGAAATTGAAGAGTTGGTTAAAGAATCCCTGAATGAACAAGATGAATTCGTAGAAGATGAAATTGAGGACATTGAGGGTCCAGCCATAGAAGATGAAGACCAAGAAGAAGAGGTAAGCGTTGATTTACCTGATGATGAAGAAGCAATGGTGGCCATAGACATGGACGCGGATGTAGAACCACTCGACCTAACGGCAGCGTCAGATGCTGATGTTCTCAAAGTTTTTAAAGCAATGGGAGCGGACGACGGAGTTGTAATAACTCAAGATGACAATGTTATCGATATCGAAGACCAAGAAGCTGGTACCGAATATAAAATCGAATTGGCCGAGAATAAACTTAAAAGCTACCCTTTTATAAATGAAGAGGTAGATGATTTAAACGAAGAAGACATGACAGATGAGTTAGACATTGGCATTGAAGCTGAAGACGATTTGGACGAGGAAACCCTTTATGAAATCGAGTTGGACGATGATGTTGACGAACTCGGTGTTGGGGATAGCCAACCTCCAGATGGAGAACTCGGTGAAAACCTACGTTCCCGAGAACGTTACTCTAAGAATATGGATGCTGATAAAAGGCATCTAAAGGATTTAAAAGCTGATATAGGGTACGATAAAGAGTTTGATGAACACCAATCTTTACCTAGTCGTAGACATGAAAGACAAGGGATGGATAAATATTTGGGAAATAAACCTGATAATTTAAATCCGTTATCTAATGCCAAACAAGGTTATGACGATAGAGAAGATGAATCTTTAGGTATGATACATAAAGGTGAATTTACAGAAGATGATTTATGTGAAGGATGTGGTGGACAGGAAATTCCTGAAGCTTCTAAAACGTATGGATTTGGTTCTAAAAAAGGTAGAGGTTTAAGAAAAGCTTTTACCCCTAATAGAAACGAAGTCTATAAGGAATCTAAGACATCACAATCTAACATTCTAAAAGAAGTTACACAGGTCGCTAAAAAACTTCAAGTTGAAAATCGTAATTTTAAGGAAAAAAATAAGGAATATAGAAAAGCTTTAACTGTATTTAGGGATAAGTTGAATGAAGTAGCAGTTTTTAACGCTAATTTAGCGTACTC